CAATAAGTTTCATGTTAGAATCCCGCCGCTACGATATGTGTTCCATACAGTGATGTTGCACCACGCAATCCCTCGCCAGGATGTAGGTGGACAACAATACCAGCACCGGCACCAACATAAATTGTGCCTAGATTAGCGTCATCATCTGCATTACGAACAGTAACCGTTTGTGCAGAACCAGTGTTAAATACCCACACAGCGCCAGCGTCAGTGAACTTTGTAGTTCCTGTTGCGAGTGCGGTTGCTGTTCCTTTTACTTGCATCGTAGTTTCCTTTATATTGATAATACTTCTCTTTCAAAGTAGTCCATCAACGCCTTTGGCGGAACATTAAACTTCTTTGAAACATTATTTATTGTTTTGTCAAAAGTATTTAGGAAATTGTTTGGCTTCGCATCCATTTCCTTGAATATCTCATCCACAGCCTTACGCATCTTAGGAGATAACTTCTTATACTCCTTAGATAACTTGTGTTCATCTTTTTCTGGTAGTTCTAGAGCGAACTTGGAAAAAGTCTTACTCACCGTCTTCTTCTACCTCTGGGATGTGATGTGTTACAAACGATTGTGCAACCTCTTGTCTTTTGACTTCCAATGCATCTCCAACCTTTTGAGCGAGAGCATTGTTGAAATGTGTTTCCGCTGAAAGGTTATCACCGTCTGCAATAGAATTAACAAAACTTTTTACATCGTCCATTATTTATCTCCTTTGTTTGGATCGTTATGTGCGAACATACCGTCATCGGCACCCATGTCCCCACCACCTTCATCTTTGATTTGATTGTCGATTTCTTCAATCTCATCATCCGTCATACGAAGGACTTGTTTCTTAACATATTCTTTAGAGAAATAAGTTCCGACATAGGACTCAATCTGTCCCAACATGTCAAGTCTTTCTCTTAGAATTTCTGCATTCTTGAGCTCTGCAAAATGTCCATCTTGCAAGAAGTCAAACTGAATGTGTTCCTTGAATGTATCCCATTCTTCATGTGCAATCACACCTTTCAACAATAGTTGTGTGCGAAGCATATCTGCAAATAGAACACAGAACTTTTTACGCAATCTTCCAACGAACTTAGTGAACTTCAATTCGTCACGAGTAATGTTATCAGAACGCCCAATCTGGAATCCAGTTTCTTCTGCGAGTCTGGATACAGGGACATTCAGTGAACGATATAGTTTCTTTTGGAAGTATGTGATGTCGTCAATCTCACCTAGATTTGAACCGCCAGGCAGAGTTGTAATTTCAGTTCCTCTACCACCTTCTCTACGAGGTAGCCAGAAGTCTTCCAACATCGACATATGATTTCTGTCATCACGAATCTCACCAGTTCTTGCATCGTAAACTAGTTTGTTACGATAACGATTCATCACATCTTTGAGGTATGCCTCTGCCTTTACCTTAGGCAAGTTACCCACATCAATGTAGAAGATTCGTCTTTCAGGCGCACGAGAGATACGATAGATAACCAACGCATCTTCAATCATACGCAACTGATTTACTGGTTTGATTGCTTTGTTTAGATGGGAAAGAACTGTTCCTTTAGACATATCAATCAAGCCTGAAGGACAGTATGTTATTGAGTCAGCAGTGATACGAACACCCGATGTTGTTCCTCCCTGTTGATCCCAACCTTTGTCATTATATAGATAAAAGTCATCGACTTTTTTCACCATATCCATTCCAGTTTTACTATCTAAATCTTTTTTCGCTTCTCTTACCTTCTTAATCTTACGAGGGTCGATGTAACGAACTTCCTTAATACCCTTACGAGGGTTCTTAGGGTCAATGATTTTGTGATAATAAATTCTGCCATCAACATACCATCGTCTGAAGATGTCATGTCCCTTTGCATTGAAATCAAGAAGTGATAGAATTTCATTGAACTCTTCACGAATCTTGTTTTTAATTGTGGGGGAGACACCTAGACGGTCTAGTTGAATAGAAACAGATTGGTCTCTTTCATCAGATACAATCGCTTCATTAGTGATATCCTCAATCGCACTATCACACTCTGGTTGTTGTGCAATGTCACGATATCTACGAATAAGGTCAATTTCATTTCTATCCTTTCCATCCATGTCAAGAATAGACGCATAATGACCTCCACCTGATACTACATCAAGTGTTCCATCATCAGATGTAGGAGCGATGAAACCATCATCGCCCCCACCCTGATTCGCTCTTGTAATTCTGAAACCAAATAGTTCAGCCATACTATAATTCTCCTAGTTTTACCCAACTATTTAGTAGGGTTGTAAAACTAGATTATACTGCACTAGCGGAGAAACTTGTGTATCTCCATGTAATATCGAATGTTTCGATGTCACTTACAGTGTCGTATGACAGTTCAATTGGTGCAATTACAGTTGGCCAACAGTTTTTAAGAACATAAGACTTTAGAATGTTGTCATCTCTGTCTAGTTGTTCAACTCTGATATCAGCAGTGTAATCACTTACATTGGTCAAACCAGTGTTTTCTTCTAGATCATTGATACCACTCATCCAGCGTTCCATTGCGTTACGCACCATGAAGTCGGTATCGTTGATGACTGTTGTAGTCCATGTTTCAAATGTTCTGTCACCAGCCAAATATAGTTGTCTACCTCTGAACTGAACTTCAATCTCAGAGATTGTTTGCCCTGGCAATGAAGTCGCTTTAACCAAGAATGCCGTGCGGTTGATATCCAACAGCGTAGTAATCGCTGGTGGAGTTGTCATAATTACACGGTATTGGTTAGCACGAGCGCCACCGCCGATAAGGTTTGATTTGAAATCGTCAATACTAGCCATTTTTTATCTCCTTATCCGCCAATCTCACTGAAAGAAACACCAGTTCTTACAGCAATAAAGTTAAGTGTAATGAAGTTGATTGAACGAGCAGGTTTGATGTAGATGTCTGCAACAAACTCATTTCTATCAATTACTTCACCTGTGTTGTTAGTTTCGTCTGCAACCACAGAGAAATCTGTGATACCACGGCGTCCCTGAACATCTCTTAGGAACGGTTCAACCAAGTTTCTGAACTGTGCCTGTGTAAATGCATCGTTAAACTCAAAGAGTTGGAACTTAGCGGCAGTTGCAATCGCCTTCTCAAGCACAATGAATAGTCGGCGGACATTGATTCTATCGAATGCACTTGGGCGAGATAGAGCAGTCTTATCACCGAAGAGAACAGTGCCTTGGCCTGGGAATGTAACAACAGGGTTGATACGAGCAGGATAAAGAATGTCTCTTTGTGCCTTAGTTGGGTTGAATGCAAGTTTTACTGCACCACGAATTTGTCCTCTGTTGTAACCAGCAGGTGAGAACCATGTGTCAGCCACATTGTCCACATTTGCACAAAGTCCAGCAGTGTCACCATTCAGTGGGACATAACGATACACATCGTTATACTTGTCATACATGTATTTGTAACCAGAGTCAAACACAGCGTAAGACGAACTTGCAAGTCCATCAAAGAACCCTTTAACATTCGTTGTCTGTGTTGCACCAGAAGTTACACCCACAACATCTTCTCTACGAGGAGAAATGAATGCAACGCAGTCTTTTCTTAGTTCTGCGAGGTCAATCATGTTAGTTGCGTGAGTTGTTCCGTCTGTTGAGTCTGGAGACTTACCAGCCATGATTAGGTTTACATCAACTGTTTCTACATCAGAGAAGAAATCATATGCAAGGTCTAGTTCACCAACTGTTGCTGTGTTATCGTCTGCACCGATTGAAAGTGTGTCAACCTGTGGAAGATGTGCGGCATCAAATACAGTGTCAGAACCAGCAGATGTTAGGTTTGTTCCCCAATCTGTTGCATTAGTAGCAGGGTGATCCATCCACCAGATGTTAGTAGAACCAACATTGATAACATTTGGATAGTATGCAGTTCCACCTTGTGCTGTTTTTGCATTTGGGTGCTTTGACATGAATGCATGTGTTTCAATAACAGATTGTGTTCTGTTACCAGCAACATCAATGTCATAACCTGTGATTTCACCAGTTGTGTCATAGACTACAACATGGAGTTCATCTTCTGCACTTGTTGAAACATTTGCCTTTGCCCAGTTAGATGTGCCAGGCGCTGCGTCAAACAAGTCATAGAATCTCCAGCGTCTACGAACTGTAGTGTCATCTGCAATTGCAGTTAGAAGTCCACCACCGTTTGGATTGTCTAGTTGACGAATAGTTAGGTCGTTAGTTGCGATTGCAGTAACCTCATACTGAGCGCCTGAACTTTCTTGGAAGTGAACAATGTCACCAACTTGGAAAGCAGTTCCGTCATCAACAGTAACAGTTGTGTCACCAGCTGCGGCCGCACCGTCAACTTGGTTTGAAGAACTTAGTGTCTCTTCAAATGCTTCACCAGATGCACAGATAGAAACTCCAAGAGAGTTACCCCAAGCGCCTGGATACTTAGAAGCCCAAGAACCTACAGAACCAGAACCGTCTGCATAGTTAGCGTCATAATAGTCGTCATTTGTAATCTTTACTCCAAGTTTTGCAATAATGTTAGATGAACCAGAAGCAGGTGCAGTAGTAAATGAAAGCGTTGTTCCACTTACTGTGAATGCAGTTGTTACTGTTCCATCAATTGTTACATGAAGCAAGTCTGCATCAGATACAGACTGAGACAGTGTGAAATCTGTTGTTGAACCGTCACCACTGAAAGTTCCAACAGATGCACCACCGTTTGCTACGGCTGTGCGAGCTCCGTTGTTCACACGAACAACACGAAGTGCGTTACCGTATTGTAGGAAGTTGGCGGCAGTGAACCATGTCTCAAAGTTGTTTGAGTCAGGTTTACCGAAAAACTGAACCAATTCTTGTTCCGAACCAATTGGAATAATTTCGTCCATTGGCCCCTTCTTGAACACACCAGCGATAGCGCCGATAGATGTTGCAACAGCAGGAACGACATTGGTCAAGTCAATTTCTCTAGTGAGAACGCCAGGCGATACTTGAAATGCCATAGTTTTTCTCCTTTATGGATTTACAATAATTAAGAGTTATCTTTCAAACTTACGAATATATTTATAAAATCGCATCTCTACACCACCTTTTTTATATGTTCGTTGCATATAAATAACTCTATGAGTGAATTCTATAACAAATATAAAGAAACTATCAAGAAAGTTACCAGAAGAAACTACCGACAGAGAGCCATTTGGGTAAACGAATGGATGGGTGACAAAAGTTGTCACTACTGTGGGGAGTCTGAGAATGCTTGTCTTCAATTCTATCCTTATGATGATAAGATTCGTAGTTTGTCAAAAAGAAAAGGATTGAATGAAGAATCACGCAAAGATGTCGTTGAACTTATCAATCAATCCGAAGTCGTATGTGCAAACTGTTTTCTTAAATTAGATAACGACCTAATTGATATTATGTAGGTTTTTGGTGATTTCTACCAATCGGAATCATATGCTCTGACTACTGGACTCCAACGAGTTCCGTATTCATCTACGATTGTCTCACCGTAAGAGTTCACCCCATCATCAATAAATCCAAATGGAGCCATGTCTTGTTCTAGTTGATTTTGTTGTTCTAAGAACATTCTTGCACGAATATCATCGTCAGTTAGTTCTTTGAAATATGTTTGTTGAACCATCCATGCAAATAACACACAACACATCGCCAAGTCATCTGAGTGTCCATCTTCTGCCTCAAAGGTTTGTCCTTTAAGAATGAATGTAGAAAACTCGTTAATCAAGTCATAATCCTGAATGATTAACTTGTCTGATTCAATAATCTGTTTAAGGTTAGAACACCCTAGTTTCTTAACTGCTTTGGTTGTCCTCACACCCAACTGAGCCTTACCACCAGAGAATCCACCACCCAATACTTGTCCTGCCCGTCCACGCATAGATGCCATGATTAGGTTCTCGTATTCCAAGTCGAACTGTAGTGCAGTTGCAACCTGTTCACCAATATCATTGACTTCTACCATGACATATGCCATGTTATATGCTTTTGCAACATCGTAGATAATGTTAGGATAGAGTAGGGGTTTGATTTCGTTATTACGATATTTTGCAACAATACGATATGGGACTGTCGTTACATCAAATACAATGAATGCAGAATAGTCGTTCTCTGTTCCTCTTGCAACATCACACACAATAGTGTAAAGATGGTCAGGTTTAGGGTCTTCATACAAATCCAATCCAGCGTTTGACTTCTTGGGATTCATATATGCCATTGTCTTAATCTTGGATGGATGAATTAGAGTATTCGCAGAACCTAAGAACTCACACTCAAATTCCCTTTGGAACTGTTCCTCTGAGGTATTTGCAATAGTTTCTTGTTTCCACTTCTCATCACGGCCTGGAACTTGACTCCAATGAACATCTACGATATTATATGAGTTGCGTTTGTTCTCTGCATCAGTCCATAACTTGTAGAACATATTCATACCGTTAGGAGTTGATACGATAACAACTTTGGTAGACTTACCAGATGAGATTGTAGGATATACCGAACTAAAGAAGTCTTCTGCAACATTCTGTGGAACGAATGCAAATTCGTCTAGGAACAACATATTGTAAGAACCACCACGAACAGCAGATGATGATGTGGATGATGCAACTACACGAGAACCATTCTCTAAGTCTACAGAACCTTTGTTCCATGACACCACCCCCTGTTGTAACCACTTGGGTAGGTTTTCATATGCAAGTTGTAAACGAGATAGAATATCCCTTGCAGTTGCAGCCTTGTTCGCAAGGATTGCCACATTCATGTTCGCATTGAACAGAACATAGTGCAAGACATAAGATACAAGAGTTGTTGACTTACCAGACTGTCGAGGAAGTTTACAGATAGTAAAACGATTGTCGTGAATCGTGTTTACAATATCTTCTTGGAAATCATAGAGTTCAAATGGAACAAGTCCCTCATCTAGAGAAACAATGCGAATATAGTTCTTAATGAAGTATATGGGGTCTTCCATACACTTCTGGTATTCAAGGATTTGTTCCTTAGTCCACTCAATTGGAGAGTTTGCTTTCTTGAGTAGAGGATTTCCTAGATAATGTTGCACATCATTCATATTGACAATTCCGTAGTTATACTATATAATAGTAACACTATTTATAATGGACATAAAGTATGAGTAAAATAATTATTGTTGGCGGTGGTTCTGCTGGTTGGATGACTGCTGCAACTCTAGTATCACAATTCCCACAACACAAAATTACAGTAATTGAATCTCCAGATACGCCAATTGTTGGTGTAGGAGAAAGCACACTTACACCTATCAATAGGTGGATGCAACTTATTGGACTAGAAGATTCTCAATGGATGAAAGATTGCAATGCAAGTTATAAATTAAGCATTCGATTTGAAAATTTTTATAAAAAGGGTGACGGCGGATTTCATTACCCTTTTGGGTTTCCTTTGGATAATAAAGAATTCTGGTTCTACAAAAAGAATACACCAGTTACAGACTATGCAAACTTTAACTATCAAGTTATGTCTTTAGTCAATAACAATACAATTACTGATACTCCATTGCAAAGGTTTAGTCTAAAAGAACATGGTGCATATCATTTTGATGCTGTGTTGTTTGGAATTTGGTTGAGAGATAATTTTTGTAAACCAAAAGGAGTTGAACACATTTTAGAAGATATAACATCAATTCAAAAAAATGAACATGGCATTGTAAGTCTTAATGACAGTTATAGTGCAGATTTATACATTGATTGCACTGGCTTCAAAGCACTATTGATGAATGAGTTAGAAGTTCCTTTTAATTCATATGCAGATATGTTACCCAATAACTCTGCATGGGCTACAAGAATGCCTTATGTTAATAAGGAAGAAGAACTTAAATCATACACAAATTGCACAGCACTTAATAATGGTTGGGTGTGGAATATTCCACTATGGAGTCGTATTGGAACTGGTTATGTTTATAGTGACAAGTATATCTCAGACGAAAATGCGTTGCAAGAGTTCAAAGATTATCTAGGACGAGATGATTTAGAATTTAGAAAATTAAAGATGCGTGTGGGTATTCATGAAAAGATATTTGAAAAGAATGTTTGTGCAATTGGATTAAGTGCTGGGTTTATTGAACCACTAGAGTCCAATGGATTATTCTCTGTGCATGAATTCTTAATTGCATTGGTTAAGACTCTAAAACGAAGTGAAGAGTTGACAATCAGTGAATGGGATAGATATAGTGTTAATACTCATTGTAAAAATATCTTTGATGATTTTGCAACATTTGTTGCTATGCATTATAGACTATCACATAGAACTGACACTGAATACTGGAAAGATAACTTTAATAAAGTTTTAGATAATCCACAATTCCGTGATAATGTTAGAGTCAAAATGGAACAGTATGGTGTATTCAATGATGACCTTGGCATAGGTGCAATATCAACAGGTATGCACTACCCTATGGTTGATGCATATTGGGATGATATTGATGTATCAGAATTTATTGAGAATAGAGAAAAAGAAATGTTGGAGTGGGATTCTTTTGCAAAATCCCAACCAACACTCTTTGAATATCTAAAGACTAAAATTTATTCCTAGTAACTTACGATGATGATTCCAGAACCACCACCTTTAACTTCTGGTTCGCCCTGAGAGATACCTTGTCCAGCACCACCGCCACCACCGCCACGGTT